CATGACTCCCACCTTTGGTCGTACAAATACCATTTACGAACGACACTTGCTCGAATCCATCTTCAGATGGCGCGACACACACAGACCACCTATCTGAACTGAATGTACAAACTTCGTCTGTTTTTGTGTGCATTTTAGCATATTCATTGAATGCAGTTTTTGGAAGAGCTTCTCCTTGGAACTTGACTTTACATCCGGGCGTGGTGCAAATGTTTGCATCGTAAACACGCTTCTCGAAAATCTTGAAGATGTGTTCATCCATTGATTTCATACCAAATCTTGACCAGTCTGGCGTAAATGTGACGCATACACTTGAGGTCGTTCCGGAGTAGCTACGCATCTTCGGCTTTCCACATGTCTTCATGTTATCTGTCCANTCTTGTGTGTACGNCGTCTTGTTTTCGGAATCCTTGATTTTGATGGAGAATTTACTCGAGTACACGTTCGTGAGTTTTGCCCCATAACCATTTCTTCCGCCGACGACACGCTGTTGCGAATCATCGTAGTTGGTACTCGTGAGAAGGTGTCCGAACGTGAGTTCAGGATTCCAAATCTTCTCTTTTTCGTGTTCCTTGACCGCGATGCCTCCGAGAGGCCCGTTGTTCTCGACACTGATTTCACCCTTTTCTCGGTCGATATTGACGGAGATGGACGTTACCTGTTTTGGATAGAGTGAATTACGATCGATGGCATTGACAAGAATTTCGTCAAAAATCTTAAGAAGCGCGGGTGCATAGATGAGGGTTTTCTTTTCGAAACCATCACCTTCCTTGACCCAATACTGTTCACCAACGCGAGCAACAGGACCAACATATGAGTCTGGTCTCTTCAAGATGTGCTCGACGTGGGTAAGCTTTTGAATGCTTTCACTCATTTTTTACTTGATTTTTAATAAACGGGGCTCCCACTTAAGCTGTTTTTAAAAACAAAGGTAGGGGTCTTTGTTTTTTGACTTGAGGTTAGTACCTAAGTCGAATTTCACTTTTAATTATTTAATAAACGTTCGATTAAGATAATGGAAGCTTCCGCGTCTGTCGACGCCAAGACCCTCCGAGCATTTGACTATACTGGTGCGAAGATCAAGCACTTCAAGATGCTCTGTAACTATGGAACCGTTATGACGGAAGTGACGTCACCAAGTTTCCAGCGTTTGCGACAGTTGATATATATGGGCATTGAAACTGAAGACTTATTGAAATGTTTCTCATCGATCACCGATCAGCCAGGCAGAAGGACTTCGTTCAAGAGGTACACTAATTTCGTTGGGTGGATGTGTCGATCTAGCTACAAGTACTCAGATGGAGAACGTATAACACTCCATATTCGTAATTCAAGCGCAAACGAAGTAATGGACGACGTTTTGAAAGCGCTAGACGGCAAAGAATTTTCCAAACGCTTGTTCAAATTAGGTTGCGAGATCACCATATCTCTCCATGATAAGACCGAGTTGTATATCAGCCTTAAAAATCATTAGAAATGGTATAAATATTTTGATTGTAATTGACATGTAAGAAAACTGTGTCTTTGATTACACACCCGTGTGCAAATGACAATATAAATTTATATAACTAATTATATAATGGATATATACGAAATACCCAAGTTTGTTCATGATACCACGTGTGACAAAATTGTCGGTGAGATACCATCTACACCAACTATACCAGCTGATAAAGTATTTCCATTTTATGCGGGTAGAAGTAGATATGTAGAATCATTTCCATCACGTCATGTATTAACGGATATTATAGATAGAATTAAAAATAAAGCATTCGAAGCATTTGGTCATAAAGTTGGGTTGACTTATACTGACGTAGTCTCGTGGTATCCCGGACAACGTATGCCACCACATTGTGATACAGTGAATCTTTTTACCGGAAATCTTCACTTTCACCCAGGTACCGAAATTAGAGACTATACTGCTATATTGTATCTTAATGATGATTTTGAGGGTGGTAAAATATTTTTTCCGGAATTACTTGTGAGTATTGAACCAGAAAAGGGAAAACTCGTTTTATTCCCATCTAATATAGATTACGTGCATGGTATAACTGAAATACGTAGTGGTGTTAGGCATTCATTTCCAATGTGGTTTCACATAATAAGAGATACATCTATGGTGTAATCAGAATGAAAAAGCGTTTCATAGAGTTATTCCCTGGTAATGCAGTATCTGTTCTAGTAATTTCATTTGTTTCTGAAAAATTGTGCAGTTCTATATCCTAAGTCACATAGACCCACTCTTGTAATTACAACATTCTAAAGATGTCCTACGAACAGTGCCTCGCCGACGCCATGCGTATGTATCGAGCGGAATCGCCCACCGATAGATGCAAAAAACTCGCACATGCAACGTGGAAGATGAAACAAAAATACGCACAACTTCGAAAAGAAAGGGATGGTAAGGTCATTCACTTTTTAGATAAAGCTCCAGAGCAGATAGTAGAAAAAAGGCGTGTGGTACACACTTGTCAGGCAGTGACATTGGCTGGCAAGTCGTGTGGATTTAGAGCTACGTGTGGTGGATTCTGTAAGAAACATCAGCCAAAATCAAAATATTAGTGTATTGTAAATGTTAGACCAAGAAACATTAAGACCAGTTATAATCGCCATGGCCCTCTATGTAGCTATCGCAAAAATTGTCCCCGAAAATGTAAAGAAACCCACAAACATTGGTTTCATTGATGATATCGTCTCCATGCTTATCGCTCAAAAGGGTGCCATTGCTTCAGGTGCTATTCTCACCGGCCTCATCGTTTTCATTACCAATTACATCATCGATGAATTGTTGTGATACGTGTTCTTTTCCAACCACCCATTTCGTGTGTGAGTGATCCATGTATCTCAGTCGTTTTTCATACGCATCATTCATGAATTCCAAGAGTTGTTCTTTGTTTGGTTTGCCCCACTGCATACCTTTCTTAAACAAGAAGTCATCATTCTGCAACTCTTGAAGTTCACAATCAATCGTATACGGTGTTTTTACATATTCGGGTGCACCCCCATAATTTGTAATAATGACAGGTTTATCTCGGATGGCGGCCTCAACAGCACCCATGCCAACGCCTTCTGAACTAGAAAAGCTCACGTAACAATCTGATAATCTATGTATTTTATCCAGGTCTTCATCAGATATAAGACCATTGATGACTTCTACATTTGGTAAGTTAATTTTGATGGGTTGATTACACGTGGCTTTCACTATAAGCTTTGTGTCGGGCTTATTGAGGCGCACGAACGCTTCGAGAATATCTCTAAAATTCTTTCGTTGGTCAGCGACGTTTCCAATGTGATAAAAGGTGTATTTGTCTTCGACGGGTATATGTGCTCTAACGACATAAAATTTGGTATCTGGAAATTGTCTCGAGAACACTTTTTTGCAAAACTCACTCGGAACTGCAATTCGGTCAAAAAACGAAAACAATTTACCATAGTCTTCGTGTACGGTTTCGGTTTCACACACCGTCATACAATGTAAGTGTTTGACCCTTTTCTTGAGCTCTGGTATTTTTTGAAACCAGTAATTAATAGGTAAAGCAAATATGAACGCTCTTTCACATACAGGTATGTCATTTTGAATTTCGGTGTATTCCCAATCAGGGAAAAGTTCGGTATACTTTTTAGCGTGTTGTCCGATTCCACTCAGAAGACTTGGTCCTATGACGAGCATTACATTTAAAGATAATATTTCCTTTATGTATATTACAATGGAATCTATCAGGCAAGAAATCCGTGATGAAATGAAGTCTCTTCGCATCAACAAGAAACATGTCTATGACATCTTGTTGCGTTTGGTTGACGAAATTGATGGAGCCGCCAAGCCAGCCCCCGTGCCAGCTCCAGCTCCAGCTCCAGCTCCAGCTCCAGTACCGGAGCCAGTCGCTCCAGCCCCGGCACCAGAACCAGAAAAACCAAAGGTTGTTAAGAAAGTGGTTCGCCGAGTTAAAAAGAAGGTGGAGGCATCGACGTCTGCTTAGGCATGATATAGTAGACACCTCCTAATATTAGGACTATCATTATAACAAGATAGCTAAATGGGTATTTTTTTGTTTCCTTTCTAGCTTTCTCTAACTGGTCGGCATCCGGTAATTTTTTTACGTTATGATTGAGATTGTCTATTTTAGACATCAACCGATCGAGTGCTTCTAAAATTTGAACCTCTTTATTTCGGGGCTTTTCCTTTACGTCTACGGTGGTTATCTCTATTATCATGTAGAACGATACATTCGGTTTTAATAATTCGTAGTCGCCATCACCCTGTGATTCATAAAGTTTAAAATGCGTCTTTTGTATAGATATTGGATTAAATAATGCAGTTTCTCTGTGAAATGATCTCCATTGTTTGTCTCTCATGATAAACGTGTTACTTCCGGAAAAGCTTCTTTCGAGTGGTATTCTCGCGAGTATTTCACCATTTCTTTCGTCCAGTATTTGTGCACGTTTTGGTATGTCTTCGCACACCACATCTATATATTTAGAAACATTTGTCGTTCCGGTGCCATCGCTTTCACCGACTTGAGTAACATAGAAATCCACAACTTTGAAGCCTATGACTTTTGTCATGTCTTCCATATGCACATTTGAATCGAGTGAAAAATCGATCGTAAACGTGTTATTAGAACCACTCACAAATTCTGAGTCCACGGTTACGTACTGAACTTTCTTTGGAACTTCATGTAGGTTCATCTTGTAGTTAAGTTAGATAAAAAAAAGTAACATATAAACACATATATGTGGTGGCTTTACCCACGTGCATTCTGCTACGCTATAACTACTACGTGTGTTTATAAATTCATAAAGGCATCTGTTGTGTTTATCGCGCACGTACCAGAATATATTGAATATTCAATTGACGATTTTAGTTGGTCTAAATTTACTGAATACCCCCACCGATTTTTGAAAACGATTCGGTCTGAAAAAAAGAAACTCGAAGAAGAACATCTTAGTAAAAAGAAAGAAGAATGAGTTTTTACACTCGGTTTTTTGATTTTTTTGTACCTAAGTCTGTGAAAGAAGACACAAAATGTAAAATTGATAACGGTGACTACGAAATAGTCATCGCTTTTAACGAAGTGGGTGAAGAAGTGATTCTTCAACTTCCCAAAGCTTATAAAGGAATCGTGCGTGTATAATGCAAAATGGTTGCACGACCATCGATTTCCGCCTCGCTTTCTGCCAAGCCACGAACACTCTCTGTACAGACGTCCAAATCACGATATGGAAAAACCTCGTCGAAATTAATTCGCACCATTCGTGCCCGCGCGCACCAAGAAAATCGTATTTACGACATGGCACTGAGTGATTTAAATGTGATTCTTCGAACTCTCCGCGTGAATCAAATTTTTGGAGAACAAAAATCAAGTTTGTATGATCCCGCCATCGACATAATTCGAGCAAAAATGGATGAACTCAAAAACGAACAGTCACGTGATTACATGGAGCAATATATTTCGTGTTGTAGTGAAATCGAACGATACAAAGAAATTGAAGCGAGGAATACAGAAAAGGAGCGGTTTTACTCTAAATTTGATTTATGGGAACCTACTGTAAAGCACGAAGAGTACCACTCAAAAGACAAAGTTCTCGAAGCACAGGTTAGACTTCATGAAATTTCGCAAAGGTGTGAAGATTTTAAAAAGAGAGAACGAATATTTAAGATTAAAGCATTCGGCAAACGTCTCGCGCCTAGAGTCGACTTTTAATAATACACTTAAAAAAATCAAACGTAAATGATATAGAAAATGAGCCTCAATACTGAACTCGTAAAGCACTGCACATCCCTTCGTAGGTTGACCCACTTGGATGACCTTATGACGAGGATGACGGGTTTTGATACNGAAGTGTGGGCTCTCCGAGCCGAGAATTTCCCATTGAAACTTATCCCNGAAAACAGNAAAGATTACCTGTGTTACATTGGCNTCGCTTGTGAAAAACTAAATGCCGAATATGGACAAGTGCATTTTTTAACATTTGGTCATGAAAANTTTAATAGCGANGGTTCCGTGTGTAATGACGGTTTGTTGGAGCATATGTATGACATTTACTGTGAAACAATTAAAAATCAAATGGCCATCGATGATGAAGTTTATTTGTATCCGGCGGAAATCGACAATGAATCCCTTGCATATTGGTCTGATATCGCGTCAAATACCTGGGGCATCAGGGATAAGCCCGAATTGAAGGAATTTATTAAACATAATCAACTCGAAGGATGGGTAAACTGGGACGCACTCGAAGAAGATTTACCGAAAGTTTACTACCCAAGTGAGAAAGAATATGACACCGAGTCTGAGTCAGACACCGAGTCTGATACTGAGTCCGAGACTGAGTCTGACACTGAGTCCGAGTCCGAAGATGGCGAAATCAAACAAGACGAAGACGAGCCATCTAGAAAAAGAAGAAAGCTCATCCTCCTCAGTGAAGACGAGACCTAAATGTGAATACCCTGGGTGTTGGTATAAATCATCTAGATATGGCTGTTGTAAGGCACATGTAGATGAAGGTTTAGCGTCGGAAGCTCTATTAGAACTTAAATCAAGCTTTTAATAAATATTTACAATATCTTTCATTCAAATTTCCCATAGGCGAATATTCGAAAAATAGATGGACGAGTGCTCCCGTGAGGATGAGCGCTCGCGAATCCTTCACAAATTTAGTAACACCCGTGTATATGACTAATGTAAGAAGTCCAATTAGAATAGCCTCAACTAGCACACTCGTAAATGGACGCGCGATCATTTAAAAATACATAAGAAAAAAATTCCTAAGTCGAGAAAGTCTACTAGAAATATTAACTATAAAAATGGCCGACATCGCGCATCTCACCGACCTCGTCAAATCTCTCATCGATGAAGTGAAAACACTTCGTGTGGAGAATAAACAACTTCACGAAGAAGTAAAATCTATCCGAGAAGAAATGAAACCAAGGCAACGCACCGGTGTAACCAGACAACAAACTGTCAGAGTACAATGTAGTGCAATTGCCGCGTCAAGTGGGAATAGATGTAAATGCAGAGCAAAAGAAGGGAAGTCTGTGTGTGAAAAGCACGACAAACCTCAGCCATCGACGAGTACCGAATCGTCATCACCAAAAAAGAACCCTAAACTTAAAAAAGCTCCCAAAAAGACAAAGAAAGTGGCCCCGATGCACAACCACCCAATTGGTGAACCACCAGCTGAAGGGTCTACGTGTCAATTGTGTGAAAGACACGGTGATATTTTTGACCCCGCCATCGCAGACGCCGATTTTGAAGTAGTTCCGGAAAATGGGATGAGCATAGAAGACCGCTTGCGGTACATGCTAGAGAATGAAGATGATATATAAAAAATAAATTTGTAATCATTAAAAATGAGCGATCCGATTCGAATCATCATGTCCCTCGTGGACGAACATAAAACTGACATTCCAGAAAGTGTATATTTAGAAATTTGTGATAATCTCAAACGACTTTATGCATCCGGTGATACGGTGAGAGACAATTATATACTTAATTTAACAAATGATTACCTATCCATAATGGAACAAAATGAGACACTTCGAAAAGAGATCACACAAATGAAGCGCGACCTCGTCCGTTCTAGAATGGAACGGTTTGAAAGTGTGTCAACCCCAATATCAAATAGTCGAACATTTCTCGAAAATTTAGTCGGTGCGTCCTCAAACACAGCTTCGAGTTCTGTCGACGATGTACCCCTCCCACCACTGAGAATCCGCTTTTAAATCACCATCATTTTTTCGTGTCCAACGTGTAATCCAGTATTTATGATGACGTCGTACCCAGCGTCTTTCACATTTTTGCAAAATGCAACATCCTCGGAACACATGTCTCGTATATCGTCGTCTATCACGTGAAGTTCTCGGTGAAAATAAGGGTACTTCATTTTTTCGAGTACTTCGCGTTTTACCGCCATGAATCCCATGCCAGTGTACGCAACTTTTATATGTTTAGACGCACCTTCGATGTCTTCTACACGTAAAAATTTGAATGACCCATGTTTTTTGTAATAGTCGATGTTCCATGTTTTTATAGCTGTATAGTGTTTCATGTCTATCATTCTATAAATCCCAGATACAACTGGATATTTATCCGTGTCTTCGATAAGTTCTTCGAGTTGCTCGGGTAAGAAAAATATATCACTATCTATGGTGACCCATACATCATATTCAAGGTCTCCACCAAAAGGNGTTTGGTTTATACCACGAAGTGGATTTAATCCAAGTGTTTTCATTCTAGAAAAAGGTACGAAACTACTATGTTCGTTCATCATTATAAGATTGTATCCCTTCTGTTGCAAATAAATAAATGCATTTGTCCAATTTTTAAGAAATGCACCTGAATACGAATCTCCCGGGAGTGCGATTACAACGGTCTTCATTAAATGAAACTATATAAAAGTCTTTAATAATGTTAAGATGCAGCATCTAGTTCGTTTGTTTTATTTTGAGATGAAACGACAATTAGCGCATGCGATGATAACAGAAGGCGTTGGTAAAATCTTGAAAAACGTATATAAAACATTGATCCGTAGTAATGCTAAGAAAAAATGAGAAGACGAACTGTTAAAACTAATGACCCTGACTACATCGTTGATGAATCTGATGATGAACTCGAAGACTACTACAAACCCCCACCCAAACCGTACCTTGGGAATGGGTTTAAGATTACATTTGATAGTCGCGAGGAGAAGCATAGATTCATGAAGAAAGTTGGATCTAAATACCTGAGTAAACTTTAGTAGTTTGTAATAATAGGTGGTGGAACATACATTTCAATCTTTTGTGTAAACGCCAAGATTAGAGCTCCGATGACAGCCATTAGTATTGGTGCTATGTCCCATTTGGGTTTACTCTTTCGTCCCCATGTGACCGTGAAAAATACACCGAGGAATACAGCGACCGAGCGAAGAAATGCTTCGAGATAAATGTTCATTATTAATATAAATATATATTTTTTTTATTTTGCCTAATGCGTGTACGAACATATCTCCCATATAATAAAAACAGTCAACCTTCAAAATGCCTTCGGTGTGCCGAGCCCGCGAACACGAAATAACGTTAGCAACTTACAGTACAACGGAAAATATAGAACCATATATTGATGCTACGAAAGAAGCTTGTGGATCCCTCATTAATAAGTCGATAAAATCTATCATGGGTTTAATACCTAAGTCGAGTTGAATGCTCACAAAATCATTTCAAAATGCGTTGCCCTGCCTGCAAAACCTGTACATCTGCCATTAAAAATGGCCACATTGAATGCGTCAAGACATTCAAATACAAGAATTCCAATAAAGTTATTCAGACTGCTGTTCGTCACAAACAACGAACTATGTACAATTTCTTCAAATTATCTGGCTGCCCTCCATGCTTTAGCGAGGACCTATTATACGGCTGTGCTGAAAATAATTGGAGCGCGGAATTCGTTTCGATGCTCGATATTAAAATGCCAACCCGCGAATTACAAACAGGATACATTCGTGCTTCCATATATGCGTGTATCATACACTTTGATGGTAGTATGTTAAATGATTGCATCGACTTTCACGGCGTGAATGCTTTCAATGATGCTTTTGCTTCGAATGATGAAATGAATCTTGCTATTCGTGAGGCCATTGTGTCAAAAGACACACAAAAGATTTCTAAAATGTACCATATGTTCTCGTTTAGATCCGAGGACTGGTCTCCGACTGATTTCGATGATGCGATTGATACCGGTGATATAGGAGTACTTCGTCGAGTGATTACGGAATGGAGGCATTCACCGTGTGGCTTGATGGGTATCGAAAATGAAATGAAATTAAGTACCATCGCTAGAAGCCGTTTAGACATGTTGAAAGTGTTGGATGCATGCATTGATGGATATCCACCAGAAATGATGCACCAAATGCGAACTACGCGAGGCAAGACCACCGCCATTCGTAAGGAAATGATTGCATACGTCATGTCTCGACAAAGAGTGGCAAATGAAACAGTGAATCCAATCGAAAATACCGTCGATCGAGTCACTAACCTTCAGAAGGTGTTGGCGGTCATTGAAGATTGTGATATTCCAGAAGGAAAATACTTAGAAGTGTGCAATCTTTTGATGGATATTCACAGAAGAGGTGTTAGAGCTTAGAAAAATTAGCTACGATGTTAGTAAGATGAATCTACCTCGATATATTCGAATTAAAATGTCACTACGTGAACGTATAAAATTTTGGTATATACGAAAAAGAATCATTCGGCTAACTAAAAAGATGGATTATCATATATCTAAGTCTAAAAAGTACGAAGAGTATATGTATAAGGGAGATGACCGTTTTGTAGAATACATAAATGAAATGTGTATGAAATACGCATAAATACTAATTAATTTCCATGTACAAAATGATTCTATCTTCTTCTGATAGATTTTCCGCCCAGTGAGGATATCTCGCATCTAGAATAATATGTTTCCCATTTTCTTCTATAGCGTCTCCAGATTTGGAATGATGCAAGATACAATACCCAAATGGTACATCTATACCCAAATGATATGTAAATTTATAGTTAGGCCCAACGTCATCTGTATGTAATTTAAGTTTTACGCCACCTTTCATGAGTGAAAATCCAGCAACTTTAATGCCTTTGATAGAAGACAGGAGTGCATGTGTTTTGGGGCACATCTCACAGTTTCCAATCACTGGGTGTCCATCCCACATGAGTGGCCAACTTATCCATTCCTCGGCCACGTGATCTTGACCACCCTTAAGCCACCCATGTTTACCAGAAGCATACATAGTCACAACATCCTTGAGATGTTCTGACCCAACCCATTCACCCTCTTTTCTTGGTTTTTCTGATATGAATGTATTGGGTAGATTTTTTACTTCCTCTCGTATGGTTTTGTAATGGTGCTTTAAGTCTTTGAGAAGCATCTTATGGACTTGTCTATTTATTTTTTTATGTATCTATAATAAATGACCCTTAAAAATCAATTCATAAATGAAAAACTTATGAAGCAATTCAACAAGGAAATTAAATCTGTGAAAAAAGAACTCGATTTTATCATGAAGAGTATAAATTCAATGACACCAAAGACGCGTCCCAGAACTGCAAAGAAAAAGTCTGCGAAGAAGTAAATGTACTCTTTATTGTGTAAACCAATAATACTTCCACCTCCATCACCACAATCAAATGATGTTATGATGATGGGCGTGAAAACGTGTAGAATAGTAATAGTTCGTCCTTCTCAAAAAGAAAATGTATATGAACTTGAACTGATAGAAAATGTACCACCAGTTACAGTGGACTAAAGAAATAACACTACATAGACGTAAGTATGAATAATGAACTGAAAACAGTCATGCGTCTCATAGACAAGAACTCTGATAAATTACCAGAAGGTGATTATCTTGAGTTATGTAACACTATGCGCGACATTTATAGGGGTTATACGCCCGAACCACCGAGAATAGCGAGAAGTGTATTCGAAGAAGGTATATCTTTAGAAGATGTAGAACTTGGTGAAGATGAATTGCGTTATTTTTATGAGCATTACGAACATCGCATGAGAACCATAGATGTACGTCTTAAGAGAGCAGAACTAGACATGATTAATAAAATCATAAAGGAATCTGCACCAATCAGGCGCATCACAAAAAAGGTGCAAACTCAAGTGATTGACCACTTTTGTAAAATAAATGAATTGAATCTCCCCGAAAATACCATAGAGTGTTTTAATACATATACCAACGCATGGAGTGAAATCGAAGACTTGTGTCCAGGGTATGTATCTACGGAAAATAAATTTAATGAATTTATTATACGTGACCTAAACACAAGAGCTCGTGAACTTAGTGGTGAAATGGAGTTGATAGGTGACGGTTTTATTTAGATTTGTAATTTTGATATCTTTTGTGTAAGTGATTTTACTGGAGACAGTTTTGCCTTTTTTCGTGATGTTTTATCTGGTGACCTCTTCCTTTTTTTACTTGGTTCTGTTTTTTGTTTCTTTTTGTCTACAGATTTACTCAACGATGCCGGGCGTTTTTTTGATTTTCGCATCGCTTCTTTTTTTCTTTGTTCGAGCGTTTTTAATTGTGTACTCGTTCTAGCCGCGTATTTAGTTGCAGAACCCGATACTTCGTCTGATGGTACGTTTTTGACACCTCTACATGATGCTACGATGTAAATAGCTTCTTCATTTGGATTTTCATTTAAAAATGTCGATACACGCTTTTTTGGTGGTGTAGTGGGTGTGTTTATGTTCATCATATTATGAGTTTCTTTTCTCAATCCCTTCTTGAGTGCGGGTTGTGGTAATTCATATATACCGGTCCAAAAATATCTATCGTGAAATGCCAGAATTGTATCCGGGAATTGTTCTGTTTCTTTGAGAAGTGTAAATTTTTTAGGTAAATTAGAAAGAAGTTGTTTTATGCTTGACTTATCACCTAATTTACGTGCGAGAGCTTCTGCGCCAGCGTATGTTAGTGTCTCACCCAAATCTACTGGGAGTATTAGATTTTTACCAGTGGGTACACTCCTTATAGATTGCGAAGGAGAATAGTCTTTGCCGTGTGCGAGCACAAAGTATACTGGTATTTTACCATCTATTGCCTTTTCTAACAAAGTCTGTGGCATTCTTAAAATATACTCACAAAAAAATATCATATATATGTAAGATGTCAGAAGAGATATGCAGTGCCAATCCAGATGACACACGGTGTTCGTGTTATAATATCATTAACCGAGATTGTGACGCTAACCCAGACATACCAGGATGCAAAGAGAGTAATGCATGGAGGGACTCTCTTGTTGATGCAATTCCAGATAAAGAAGAATTTAAGGGGCAGAAGGATATCGCCGTGAGAGAAATACAATCAAGGTATCACTGTGGTAACCGAGCATGCAGTGATGATAAATATTTACCCCCTGAATATTATGATCTCATCGATGTGGGTAGATGCGACTTTCAACTGAATATATGTGCTTCTGATGTGAACGTCGGTGAAAGTGTAGATACTAAATATTTTAGAGACTGTTCGATAAATGAAGTTGCGTTCCAAGATCTTGATTCGGTATATGCACAAGATGCAAGTGTTCAGGCGATTCTAGGTCTCAGAACTGGAGAAAATGCGGCACTCATAGCCGCAAAAAACAAGAAACTACAACTTGAAATTAGAGCGGATGAACGCGAAAAAGAAGCCGAACGACAAGCTTCCGCTGATGCAGGACAATTGGCTCGCCTAGATGCTATAGAAGACGTGAGACAAGCACAACAAGAAAAGAAAGAAAATAGAAACCGTTTAATTCTGATACTCGCCGCGGTGGCTATATTGTTAGTGCTGGCAATTTTAAATGTTTAGTACTTATAAGATGTCGGAGTTGGTCGACGAAGCATTCTGTGCACAGGATGCAAACAAGAATGACGAAAGATGCTCATGTTACAATGTCATTATGCGAGACTGTGAAAATGAGCGCAATATCCCCGGGTGTAAAGAATCCATGGATTACGTAGACGATACATTGTCTAACATACCAGAAACACAGGGACCGCATAAGGCAGTCGCGCGCTTAGAACTTATGCAACGTTTGTATTGTCCAGGTAGAGTGTGTGTAGGTGCTAATAAATATAAACCACCTATCATGGATGATTTAAGAAAGACATCTCCATGTGGGTTTAGTTTAGATATATGTGTTCAAAACACGGAAATAGATACCGCAGTAGACACAGAAGTGTTTAACGAATGTAAGATTAATGAAAACTTCATCGGTACCGACCCCTGGGAACTTGAATTTGACGAAGATGAAAAAGAGGATATCGCGCGTCTAGCTGGTGAACGCGCGGACCGACTAGAAGTGAAAAAAGCGGAATTAGAAGAGAGAAAACTCGTACGCGAACAAGCTGAAAAACAGAATAAAATGTATACATACGTGGGTATAGCAATTTTTGTACTCATATTACTCTTTCTGATACTTAAATAATTTCTCATTCAATATAAAGAGATGCCATGTCGGCGATGAGACTGGTAATAATTCTCGTTATATTGATCGGTCTCGGATTTTTGGGTATGCAGATAACTGCAGACACGGGTGACGAAGATAAATTAGCTGTCGCTCTCGATGAAGCTACTAAAACGGCCATCGCCAAGGGTGAATTTACAGTCCCAGAAGGAGTCACATTCGTAGAGTCAAA